AGCCGCCAGGAGAGCGAGGGTCAGCCCGAACGCCGCGAGCAGGGTGGTTTTGCGCAGCATCAAGCTCAACCTTTCTTTTCGGCCTGGGCGGGCGCGCCCTTAGGCAGGGCCGGGGCGCCGGACAGCGACTCGTGGCCGATCAGGACCGGGAGCGGGTGTGGGTCAACACCAGCCTGAAGCGGCTGCGGATGGTCGACCACTGGTACATCATGAAAGGGAAATGGTGCTGGACGCTCTATATCGGGAACACCGTCATGATGCAGGGCCAAAGCCCGTTCCATGACGAGAAGGGCAAGACGTTCCCCCGCTTCCTGATGTTCTCGGCGGCTGTCGATCACGATGGCGACCGTTACGGGTTCATTCGGAACCTGAAGAGCGCGCAAGACGAAATCAACATGCGCCGGTCGAAGGCGCTGCATCTGCTCAATACCAAGTTGATGATGAGCGAAAAAGGCGCCGTTGACGATATCGAGATTGCTCGCCGTGAACGCGCCAAGCCTGATGGTTGGATTGAGTACAATCCAGGCCTAAAAGTGGAGTCGATAGATACTGAAAATGACTTCAAAGGCCAACTCGAGATGCTCCAGGAGGCCAAGACAGAAATTGAGAACTTCGGGCCAAACCCGGCTTTGATCGGGCAGGGCCTTGAGGATTCATCCGGGCGCGCGATTGCGCTGCTGCAACAGGCAGGCATGGCCGAGCTTGGACCTTACCTGTCATCCTTCAAGAACTGGAAAATCCGGGTTTACCGCTGCATCTGGAACATCATCACGGAGCATTGGAAGGCCGAGCGCTGGATCCGGGTCACCGATGACCAGAACGTGGCGCAGTTCTTCCAGATCAACAAGCTTGAGGTTGACCAGTACGGCCGCCCGGCGATTGTCAACGCCATTGGCTCCATGGATGTCGATTTCATCATTGACGAGGGGCAGGACAGCATCAACATGCAGGCCGACGCGGCGATGACGCTGCAAAACCTCGGCCCGCAGTTCGCCCAGCAGTTCCCGGAGATCGCGATCGAGCTTTCGCCGATCGAATCCGTCATTAAGACCAAGATGCTGAAGAAGATCCAGGCCGCACAGAACGCGCCTCCCAAGCCTGACCCGAAGATCCTCGCCCTACAGGCTCAGCAGCAGCTTGACCAGCAGGCGGCGGCCCAAGCGGCCCATCAGAAGCAGGCCGAGTTCGTCGCCGAGCAGCAGCGCGAAGCGGCCAAGGCCGAGTTCATGCGCGAGCAGACGCAACAGCAAATGGCGTTCGACTGGCATCTGAAGGAACAGCAGGCCGGGCTTGAAATGGAGATCGAGCAGCGCCGGGCGCAGAACCAGATGCGGATTGACGCCATGAAGGCGGCTGCAGGCATCGAGGCGGCAAGGGCCAAGGGCGAGGTTGACGCGGAGATCGCGCGGGCCAACGCCAAGCCAAAGGCCGACGCCGAATGAAGTGTCAGTGCAGTTCACAGATCGATCCGAGCTATTGCCCACCTCCGCACGAGGGATGTTGCTATAGGGTCGAAGTGGCTCAGTGCCATTCAGATGGCAGGCCAAGACGCCTCCGTCTTGTGGCAATTCCTTACATGGCATGGGATCCCACAAGATTGAGCGGCAACATTTTGGGTGCAGCGCGCATCCCTCGGACTGGGGTGGATACCCAGTCCGAGCAGCTATCGCACGAGCCGGCGACACAGGCTCAAGACGACCCCGCACGCCTGAGCGACATCAGGCAAACGTCTTCGCACGATACGCGAAAGGGTAAAATATGCCGATTGAAGCACTTGAGGGATTGACGGACCAGGACCTGTTCAACGAGGCCAACGCGGACGAAGTACCGGCTGATGAAGTCGAGACCGAAGCCCCGGAAGCCGAGCCAGAGCAGGATGAGCAACCGCGCGACGACGCTGGTCGTTTCGCTGGCAAGCCAACCGAGGAGCCTGAAAAGCCCGTTGCGGAGACGCAAGCCGAAAAACCTGTCGTCGATGACAACGCGCCGCAGGTCCCATCGTGGCGGGTCAGGGAGATCAACGAAGAAAAGCGGGCGCTCGCCGAACGGCTGATGGCACTTGAGACCGAAAGGAATCAATGGCTGGCAGAACGTCAGCGGCTCACGGCGCAGGACAAGCAGGCTCCGAAGGTGGAGGCGGCCAAACCTGATCCGCTGCTCGATCCGGAAGGTTACGAGAAGTACCTCGAGAACAAGTTTGAGGAACGACTCGTTCAGAGCCGTTGGGAAAACAGCTTAGCCGCTGCTCATAGGACACACAAAGCAGAGTTCGAAGAGGCCTTCGCGGCTGCGAATAAGCAGGTCGACCTTGCTCTCAAGGCTCGCATGCAGCAGTCACGTGACCCCGGCGAAACCCTGATGGAATGGCACCGTGAGCAGAAGACCCGTGCTGAAGTCGGCAACGATCCCAACGCCTATTTCCAGAGGAAGCTGGACGCATGGCTCGCTGACCCGGCCAACCAGGCCAAGGTCATCGAGCGGGCGCGCAGCACCGCAACCCAGCAACCCGGCCAGACCCAGCAAGGGCGCCCGGCCGTTTCTCTCCCACCGTCCTTGACCAGGGCGACCAACGCATCAGCGGACAGTTCCGCGGATGACAACGACATCTCGAATGATGGGCTCTGGCGCCACGCCAACGCCTAAAACCGGCCGAACCCCTGATGACCGACCCGCCTTGATGGCGGGTTTTTTATTGGGCTGACGGCTTCAGAAAGGACAAGCCGTCATGGCTCTCACTACGATCCAGACCAATAACAAGGTCATCAAGTTCACCAAGCAGGTCAACCGGGAATGGGTTCGCGAGAACTATTTCTCGACCTACATGGGCGAGGCCATCACCTCGATCATCCGCAAGCGCATGGAGCTGACCTCCGGCGGCGAGCAGATGAATATCCCGATGGTCGCTCGCCTCGCGGCGACTGCGATCGGTTCCGGCGCTCTGGCCGGCAACGAAGAAGTCATCGACAACTACGGCCTGCGGGCCTGGATCGACTGGGGTCGCAACGCGGTCAAGACCAACAAGGCGGAAAAGCAGAAGGATTCGGCGGCGATCTTCGACACTGCCCGCCCGCTTCTGTCGGACTGGCTCAAGGAACTGACCCGTGACGAAATCTGCGATGCGCTTTATGCGCTGGTGTCGGAATCGGCGCCTGCCGGCCTTGGTTCAGCCGCCGGCCAGCGTGTCAACGGGATCCTGTTCGATGCCTCCACCGCGGCCCAGAAAAATACGTGGGTGGTGGATAACGTCGACCGCGTTCTGTTCGGCAAGCTGAAGTCGAACTACTCGGCCACCTTCGCCACGGCGACGGCAACCCTGGACACGACCGACGACAAGTGCAACCGCGCTGCCATGCGGCTGCTCAAGCGCATTGCCCGCACCGCCAACCCGCGCATTCGGCCGTTCAAGACGGTCGACGGGAAGGAATACTTCGTGGCCTTCCACGGCACGCGCACCTTCCGGGATCTCAAGATCGATCTGGAAACGATCAACAAGGACGCCCGGCCCCGGGAAGGCAACGGGATGAACAAGAACCCGATCTTCCAGGACGGCGATCTGCTCGATGATGGCGTGATCCATCACGAGGTTCCCGAGCTGGAGACCCGCGTGCCTACCTACTACACCAACGCGGGTTCTGGCGGCACCACGGACGTTCGCCCGGTCTGGCTGTGCGGTCAATCGGCGATGTTCATGGCTTACGGCCAGATGGCCAAGCCAACGCAGCTCGACAACACCGACTACCAGTTCAACCAGGGCGTCGGCATCGAGACGGCCTACGGCGTCGGCAAGATGTTCAAGAAGACCACCGGCGGCCTGCTCAAGGAATGGGGCATCGCAACTGCATTCTTCGCCGCGGCTGCGGATTCCTGATGACCGGGGCGGGCTTTGCGGCCCGCCTTTTCCCTTCACCCCCCATTCATAAGGAGCCGTCATGGCTAACTATCCTGCCCGCAGCAGCGGGGACCAGACTATCAACTATCTCCGGGCTCCGATCACGTTCGCTCTCGGTTATACCGGGGTCGCGCAGGTCGGGACGATCCCTGCCGGCTGCGTCGTTCTGCGCAGCTATGTCATCGTGACCACGGCGTTCAATGCAGGCTCGACCAACACGCTCAAGATCGGCACGGTGGCGAGCGATGCCAGTTTCGGCACCGGCATTGCGCTGGGGACCGCCGGAGTAATCACTGGCGGCACGGCGTTGGCCACGGCGACCACCGTCACCCCTACAGCGGACACTGCAGTCGTCGCCACCTCGGTTTCGACCGGTTCGGCAATGACTGCGGGAGCCGGCATCGTCGTCGTGGAATACTGCCCGGTAGCATAGGCAGCCGAACCCTGGAGGGCGGGCTTCGGTCCGCCCTTTCCATTTGAGGAGAACCCATGCGCATCGGCCTCTGTACGCCATGCTACAACGAACAGGTCCATTACGACTACATGCTGTCCGTCATGGCTGTGGACCGGATGGCGGCCAAGCTCGGGTACGAGTTGAAGACCTATATTGCTGCGGGGACTGCAATCCTCCCCAGGGTCCGCAATCGCCTGATCGCCCAGGCCATGGATGACCAGTGCGACTGGATCGTATGCATCGACGATGATATCGGGTTCAGTGCCGCGGACTTCTTCAAGCTGTTCAAGCATGGCGTTGATGTCATCGCCGCAGCGCCGGCAAAGCGTCATCACCGGTGGGATGAACAGCCTGCCGCCGTGGCCAAATTCCCGGTCGGAACGATCATGGGCAAGCGCACCGATGCCGGCCGCATCTGGCGGATGGATGCGGTTGCAACCGGGTTCATGGCAATCCACTCCAGCGTGATCAACCGGCTGGAGCCGGTAACCGTTCCCTACATCGCAGATGGCTCGCCGGTTCGGAACTGGTTCTGGCTCGACATGATCACGATCGATGGTCAGGTCACGGACGAGGGCGAGGATTACAACTTCTGCCGCAAGTTCAAATCGGTCGGCGGGGAATGCTGGGTCGATCCAGACATCCGCGTTCGACACTACACCGGTTCTGTCTGCCATGACGTCTGTCTGGCGGACGTCGAGGTCAAGGAAGAGGCAGCATAATGGCTAAACTGACATGGCTTGGCGAGGATACCGACGGTACGGCGGGCCCGTCGTTCACCACGGCGTTCGGGGGAATCAAATTCCCCAAGGGCGCGCCGGTAGAGGTGGCCGATCGAGACATTATCGCGCGGGCCAGGCGCAACCGGTTCTTCGAGGTCGGCGGCGTCCCCGGCCGGCCTCCGAAGGACAAGACTGACGAACCCGCCGATGTCTAAAACCCGCCAAGAGATCCAGTTCAAGGCCTTCGCTATCCTCACCGGTGGCGATGTCGGCTCGAACGTGTCCGCAGAGGACGCGACGGACCTTGACGGCTATATCGATGCAGTTGTCGCTGAACTGAATGCTGACGGGACGATCTACATCGACGACCCGGACGAACTCGATGATGCGCTGTTCATCACGTTCTGCAAGCTGGTCGCGAACGCGGCGGCCGATGAGTTCGCCGGGGTTTCGGATGAGGCCAAGGCGCAGGCGCTGCGCAACCGGTTGCGGGTTCTGGTACGGCAGACGCCGGGCTTCAGTCCGCAGATTGTGAGTTATTTCTAGTGGTGTCGGTACCGATCCCGTTCCCCCTCAGCTCTTCGCCGGGGGACTCTTCGCAGGAAGGCGCGGGACGGCTGATCAATTGCTACGCTGAGCCCCTTGGCAAGGATATCGAGGCCTCAAAGAAGCTTGCCCCGCCTCCCGCGGTCTGGCGCAAATCCCCCGGTCTGTCGCTGTTCGCGGCTTCAGGGCAAACCGGATTCCGCGGCTCTATTCTGGTCGACAGCACATTTGTTACGGCGTGGTCCGGTAAGGTCACAAAATTCACGTCTGCCGGCGTCGAAACGCTGATGACCGGATCATTGACGGGAACGGAAAAGGTCTTCTTTGCCCGCAACAACAAGGTTGGGTCTCCCGACGTCGTTTGCGTCGCGCCTGGCACCGGCGCATTCTCGGTGCTGGCCAGTTCGGTGATCGCATTTGCTGATCCCGATATCGGCTCCCCCAATAGCGTCTGCTTCATGGACGGCTATTTCATCTTCTCGTATGGCGATGGAACGCTGCAGGCCTCGGGCTTGAATGATGTCACGATCGCCACCACAGACAAGACCAAGGCTCAATCGAAGCCGGGCGGGCTGAACCGGGTCGTATGCTTTAATGGCCAGTTGGTTGCGATGGGACCGACGTTCGGCGAGGTCTACGCGGACACCGCCAATCCTACGGGCTTTCCGTTTACACGATCCTACACCATCCAGCGCGGGTTGATCGGGCCCTATGCGATGGCCGGTCATGATGACGGGTTCGGCTCGGCGCTAATATGGGTTGCGGATGATAACTCGGTTGTCCGGCACAACGGCACGCCGAACCCTGACAAGATCTCTCCTCCGGATCTCGATCGCCTGTTGGCCACGATTACGACGACGACCCAGCTCGAAGCGTCGGTCTACATCTCTCAGGGCCACCCGAAATGGGTGATTTCCTGCCCAACGTTCACATGGGAGTTTGATCTTGGTTCGCAGAAGTGGAACGAGCGCAAGAGCTATCTGCAGACCCGCTGGCGCGCGATCGGCGGGACGTTCGCGTTCAGCCAGTGGCTTGTCGGGGACACGCAAGGCGGCCGTATCCTGAAGATCGACGCCAGCGCATTGGATGAGTACGGAAGCCCGCTGATCATGCAACTGGACAGCGGGCCTGTCGTAGGGTTCCCGGCCCGGACCAAGGTCGGTAAGGCCGATTTTAACTTCGTGACCGGGGTTGGCATCGCGACGGGCACCGATCCGATCGCCACCAACCCGAAGGTCGGCATTTCGTGGTCGAACGACGGCGGAATTACCTACGGCAACGAGTTCATCCGCGATCTCGGGCGGCAGGCCACTGACACACGCATTGCGATGGTACGAACCGGGATGACCAGCACGCATGGCCGGCGCTGGCGGCTGAAGATCAGCGATCCGGTTTACGGAGCATTCCTTGGCGGGAATCAGGATACGAGGCTGACGCGATGAGCAAGCCGTTTCCTGGCGTCGACGTGCCTGTAATCGACATACGAACAGGCCTGATGACGCAGACATGGTTGGAATACTTCCAGTCCCGCCACAAGCTTGGCCAGCTTCCTGATGTCTCGACGGTGGCGCCGACGAACAACCAAGTCCTGACCTTCAAAACAGCAACTGGGCTGTGGACGCCAGTTTAAGGACAGATCATGGGCCTATTTTCGATCTTCTCGAATGATGACGCCGAGGAAGCCGCCCGACAGCGCAACGCCGGCCTGCAGCAGGGGTATGACGCGCTGTCGTCGAACTACCAGCAGGGCCGGGATGCGCTCGCTACGAACTTCGGCAACGCCAGCAATTTATACAAGGGCCTATTGGATCAGTATGCGCCGGGCGCGAAGGCCTACGGAGACGCGGCGGGAGCCAACGGCGCGGAAGGCTTTGCACGGGCAAAAACCAACTTTACGACCGATCCCGGCTATGGCTTTCAGATGGATCAGGGCCTGCAGGCGCTCCAGCGCACGCACGCGGCGGCGGGCAATCTCTCAAGCGGCAATGCCGACGCCGATACGCTGAAGTTTGCAACCGGGTTGGCTGATCAGTCATATGGGAAATATGTCGACCGGCTTGCTCCGTACCTGCAGGGCCAGCAGACGGCCACACAAGGCGCGGCGAACGTCGATATGGGCTTGGGCGGCGGGCTCAATCAGTCCTACCAAGGTCAGGGCAACGCAGCGAATGCCAACTATACCGGGCAGGGCGCGTCGAATGCGGCGGCGACGATGAACAACTACAATGTCTCAAAGAATAGTTGGGATGCGATCGGCAAGGTTGCCGGCACGGCGGCAAACCTGTTCGGGATGTTCTGATGGCCATCGACGACATCATCGCAGGCGTAAGCGGCAACACCCGCTACGACTTCTCGACGTTCGGAGACCCGATTGCGGCCTACAATTCCGGGCGTGACCAGAAGGCCAAGAACGACCTCCGCGATGCGTTCAAGCCCACCGCTGAAAATCCAAATGGCATTCCAATGCTTCGGGATGGCTCTCCGGACTTCGGCGCGATGGCCAAGACGCTCTATCAGAAGGGCGCCATCAACGAAGGCAACGCGCTGATCGGCGCGTCTATCGGCCCAACCGAGCGCGCGAAGCTCGATAGCGTCGACCCCGGCCAAGCGCCCGGCATCATCAGCCCATCAGCCAACAGGATGGCTCCGGTAGCGGCACCCGTGAACCGGGGCGGTGTGCAGGCGTCGGCGGGGCAGGCGTACGAAGAGTGCCGACACTTGAGGCATGTGGGCCTGACCTGGGGCCTGCAGGACCTCCACGCAGCCGTTACCGAACCGA